CGCACGTTTAATGCTTCAGCTACCGCGACAGTTAAATTGGTTGGCGTGTTTGACGGGTAGTCAACCATTATGCCTACGCGACCTACGGCAATCTGTTGCTCAACAACTTGCTCTGAAAACTCCCGTAAGTTCGTCCCTGACAGCGTTATGTCATCAGCAAACGGCTCTATGGCAGTTGGTAGTGTCCATGTAGGGTCTTTGGCAAATATCATGCCTGTGAACGCATCCAGCGTGCGTCCTGTGGCATTAAAGAAGCCAGCCCTTTCCTGATACGCAATGTAGTCAGGGTCAGTTTGGTTAATTAGGCGGGGCAGGTAGTCGTTGCCAGTATAGTCAGGATTATAAAAGCTCCCTGTATACTTGGCCCCATACTGCACCTTTGCGCCGTATTTAACTTGCTGGATTAAGGCATCTCTGCCTTGAATAACATCACGACAACGCTGCCATTTGTAGCGGTTCGCGTCATATTCTTTATGGGTGGTATCGACGCTCATCTAAACCCCTGCGATTTGTGCAAAAGAAACTGTTCCGCGACCAATACCATACTTATACGCAATAAGGTAGCCAATGGCATCGTTTAAGTGGTCAAAGCCAGAAGTTTTATCTGGTTCGCCATTTTGGGCGTAGGTTTGGCGCTCTAAACACTCAACTAACGTAGGGCATTTGTCAGGGTTTACCCGCAAGCGCCTTTTGTCGCCGCTTAATATCATTTGATTGACAGCAAGCACCCTGTCCTTGATGCTTGGGTTTGAGGCATGAGCCATAACCATAAAGCCAGCTGACCTTAACAACGTAATATCTGACAGGCTAGCATTAATGCTTTTTGTGGCTTTACCACTTGCATCAGGATAGATGAAAACTTGATTGTTCCTGTATTTGGATTTTATTATATCAATCATTTGCGGCGTATCACGAGCCTTAGTAATTTCATCAACGCAATGTGGCTCACCGTTGCGAAGCACTGCAACCACCGCGCTCATGTTTAGCACGTTGAAATCCATGCCAATATGCACTGGCTCATTGTCCTGCACAACTTCAAAGGTCTGGTTCAACACCCTGTCATATTCTGCGTAAATGCTGCCAGACGTAAGGTTTACAAACTCACCGTCTAGGTAAGCGGACAAAAGCTGCGAAGGGTATGAGGCTTGTAGGTTTTGTATATAGCCCTCTGGCAAGTTAGCTGCATTGTCGGCCGTCTTTGCCTTAAATAGCGCATAGCCTTCAGCTTTATTCTTTACCCACCGCTCATAAACAAAGCGGAAGCCTTCTGGCGTGGTTGCCACCCCTACGCTGTTGGGAATAAGCAAGCCACTCGCTGTATGTGCTTTCTGCCTGTTTCGGGCAATGATTTTATTCCATACCATTCTTGCCTTGTTGATGGGCAGGGTATCAAGTTCGTCCACAATGCTGTGCGCTACCTCATAACCCACAATGCGGTCAGGTTGCTCCATGTTGCGAAAAATAATATTGCCTATTTCTGTATGCAGCGTTGCTTTCTGCTTATTCAGTTTAAAGGCCACTCCATTGCGTTCAAACAAAGCTGGGAAGCGTTGAAAGGCAATATCCTCAATCAATGGATAGGTTGGCAGGTAATACGCCACATTTTGTTCTGGACATAATCTCTTTAGCCGAATGATACGCGCTATAGCAGCCGCAGTTTTACCACTTCCAAAGCCGCCGACAAATGCTGGGAACGGGTCTTTGGAATATACAAAGTCATGTTGGGATTTTGAAAACTTCAAATCCAATCCTCATCCGACAACGGCGTCAGGCTTTTGTGTATAGACACCACTTCCGATTTTTCCACATGAATGCCAGCCGCCTTGCCCCTAGCTACCTCTGCCGTAATTGCAGCACCATACTGTCCATTTTGCACTGCCGCATTTCTAAGGCGTTTTAAGTCCTCTAGGTGTATCTTTAGCGTTATGCCCACTTCCTCAATGATAGGCTTGCGTAGTTCCTCTACCCTACCCGCAACCACCCCGTTCTTCATAAGCTCTGAAGCACGTTTATGGATAGTCTCTGGCTTGGTGTTTGCATGAACGTTAAATGCAGCACGGTAGGCGTCAGCTTGGCTTTTGCCACTGGCAATCTCTTGTGCGAAGCGTTCCTGCTTAGATGTTAATGTCATGCTATTTGACCTAATATGTCAGCGCGGTTTGCACTGTATGAAATAGGCTTAATTTCCCCATTAAGAAACTCTGCCACAAACCCGTTGAAGTTTCTGTTGTAGTATGGTGTAAAATTTGCGCCCAGCGCAACTAGTTCTTTGTATGCTTCCCACTGCTTTAAATTTCTAAAGCGGCAATGCACCATCATATGACATACAAAGCATAATGCGTATTGACCAATATGGTCGCCATAGGGTGCGGAGTAGTCTTCGCTGTGGTGCTCCACAATGCCTTTTTCCTGCCCACAGCAATCACATGATGTTGGTTTTGCTCTACGGCCAGCCGCATATTCTGCCTTCAACCAATTAAAGGCATCCATCCTTTGCTTGGCAGTAAATCCATTATACGACTTCACCAGTTTCTCCTTAACTTTTTGGCCCCATTAGGTAGTTCGCCAAATGTTTCAAAGCCGTTTTGTATATAGAATTTATCATTGTATGCGTAAACCTCTATATTAGCACAACGGTCATTGCATAGGTTAAAAAGATGTTGCGTTAGATTATTGCCTATGCCTAACCCTCTATATTTCTCATGCACAAAGACGCCCTTGATGCGGTAGCCAGTGGCAACCTTCATGAGGCCAGCAAATCCCATGATGGAGGTGAAGTCATTAACGGTGAACCATTCAGTGTTTTTTGTATCACTGATTGACACTCTGTTTTTAGCGGCCAGACTTGCGTATGGCGCTACATCTTTAAATGTGGCTTTACTTATCTCCACGCTTCACCTCTGCTGGATACCAAGCCTTGCTATATTTGTAATTCTTGATGTCCTTTTTCTTGAACACCCCATCTTGGTATAGAAGGTCAATTTCCTCCAAGGTGGCCCCAATGTTTTCACATATCTCTTGCTTGTCGCAGCCATGCTCATCAATTAATTGATGAATAATCTCGCTCATTTGCAGCGCAACGTGCGAACCCTTAGCGCGGTTAATTCTTATAGTAAGCATCATGGCTTCTGGCTTGGTAAGGTTCATAATTACGCATGGCACTTTGCCGCCGTAAATTGCGTTTATTGCCTTACTGTCCTGTGACAAGCGCCAACGGTGAAAGCCATCAATGATTATGTTATCAGGGTTGATTATGACGGGCTGTATCCAGCCGCATTTCAATATGCTTTTTTCTAGAAGCTTTAGCTCTGGCGTAAAAACGACATTTGGGTTGTATCCATTGGCATTGATGCTTGATGCGTCACGCCATTCCACATTGTTAATCGGCTCATCGTTGAACATTATTTATTCCTCGCTTTGGGCATAATCTCACGTTTAAATGAACCTGCCATAAAAGTCGTTAAAAGGTATTGTGGCGGATACAGGTCTGGGTCTTTCAATGCCCTACCCATGACACTATCAAAACGCTTTACAGCCATTTTGTGTTGAGCCTCGTCCTCAATGTTATCTTCTATCCATGCCCTTACGCCACCGTAACTTTGACCATATTTTTCCTTAATGGCATTGCGGTCAAGGTCTTTGAAATACCGTTCATGCGCTAGCATTTCTGGGAAAATTTCAATCACGCGATTGTAAAATTCTGGCGTAGCAGTTTTGATTAAATCGAAACGCTTGGCGCTTTCCGCATGAAGCGGCGTGGATACCCTCAATCCATTGCCAGCCCACATTTGCCAATCATATAGTTTGCAGTATTGAATGTCGTTGTCGTAAAAATATTTGAAAACGTCATCTTCAGACCAATCAAAAATTGGCTTGCAAAGGTTTACGTTTTTTGCAGTCGGGTCAGAAACTGCGTTGATGTAATTTTCATTCAACTTGTTCACGCAAGCGCGAAAACGCATTAAGCTTTCACTACTCCGTATTCCCGTTAAAAATGCCATTTTTCCTTTGAAAAATTTGGCAGTGAATGCGTCCATAGAATACTGGTCAAAAATCCTATCATCGCCGTCTTCTAAAGAGATTGCCCATTCTGGCTTATCCCTTACCCATTTACGGGAATTGTCCCATTGCGTGTAGGAGTGGCAGACACCCAAAACATATTTGGTGGATTTCAAAGGCACTGTGAACCAGAGCATATTAATCCAAGGTTCTTTGCGATATTTATCTACGAAGTTGATAACCTCATCTGGTATCAACTCCTCGTCACGGAACACAACATTGAGCGGCTTTTTAATGCCCCTTTCCTGCATGACCTCATGAGCCAAGTGCAATACTACCAGACTGTCCTTGCCGCCAGAAAACATAATGACAACCGTATCAAAGACATCAAAGATATGGTGCATCCGCGCCTTAGCTTCTTCAAGGACATCAGTCTCTATATATTGCTTAATCCTGACCAAAATTATTCTCCTCTAGGAACGTGATTAGCCGCTCTGCAAGAGTGTCGTAATCCTCATATTTCGCCTTTAGTGCGCGAATAAAATTAAACCAAATGGCCTGTTGCGCCTCATTGTCGAAAACAATGTTGTATTGGATTATATAATTGGCTTCCTTTTCATCGTCATCCTTTGGAAGCTCCTCTGGCTCATTAAGCAACTCATCCAGTTCCTGCGTATTAAAGCCGATGGCTTCATAATTAAATCCGCTGGAAACCAAATCTGCCATTTCAATTTTAAGAAGCTCATCATCCCAAATGGAATTTAAGGCCAGCTTGTTATCAGCTATCACGAGAGCCTTTTGCTGCGCTGCGCTCAAGCCAGTTAAAACTATGACAGGCACATTAACCATGTCTAATTTTTTAGCCGCCATGACGCGCCCGTGACCAGCAATGATAGTGTCATGCTCATTGATAAGAATGGGGTTAGTCCAACCAAACTCTTTAATGCTGGCAGCTATCTGTGCGACCTGTGCATCGCTGTGCGTGCGGCTATTTGCTGCATACGGAATTAACTCCGCAACGCTGCGCTGTTCAATCTTTGGTGTTTCAATCATGTTTCGCCCTCTATCTCAATTAGTTTTGCGAGGTAATGCTGGCACTTCTTTAGGTCTTCAATGCCGTTCTTGTCTATATACCTTGCTAAATATTTTATACAATTTCCATGAAGGTAACCAGCAAACGCCTCTTTTGTCATCCATGCTTGCATTGCCTCCCAAGGTTGCACTGACTTTGAGGCGTAGTGGTCACCACCCACTTGGTAATTATTCGTATTCGTCATAATCATCCTCAAATGGGTCAAAGCCTTTCAACATCGCGCTCACGGCAACCATAATTGGTCCAGTGATATTGATTTTGCCAGCTTCCATTTTGCGAATGGTTGTGCCTCCGTTGGCTGGCGATAGGCGCAGTGCATCTGCCATTTCATTTACACTATAGCCCATGCGTAAACGTGCCAGTTTTAGCTTTGCAGGTGTCATGATGCGCCTTTCATTTTAGCTAAAGAATGGACAATGGTGCTGTGGTCACGGTTCATAATGCGCCCAATCTCCGTGGTGGAGTAGCCCCTTTCGCGTAGCATAACAACGCATTTGCGCCGCACTTCTACAAGCTTTTTTTGACGGCTCTTTCCTATTATGTCTTCCGCAGTGTAGCCATACTTTTTTGCAATAGCGTTCATTTCCATGATATTTACTTGTTTTGGCGTCATGCCAAGTGTGTCAACAAGCACCACCTCTTCTTCAGCCTCTTCTTCCCAGTTAAAATCATCCTCAAACATTTACGCTTCCTTAATAAAGATGCCGTCAACCATCTTGCCCTTGCGGTCTTTAATTTCGCGCCAAGCGCGTTCAATGCAGCCTTCTATCATCATGTTATTTTGCGCTGCCATGATGGTCAGCACTACAAACATATCTCCGATAGCGTCAGCAAATTCGCAATCATCTTGCTTTGCAATGGAGTTAGCTAGTTCGCCAGCTTCCTCAATCAGTTTAACAAACTGGCTTTTGAGGTCGCTACCTTCAATAAGGTTACGGGCTTCAGCCCACTTGCGGATTAAGTCTGGATAATTCATTCTATGCGCCTCCTTATATGCGGTAATCTGTAATTTGTTTTTCAGCAATTTCGCGCCAATTAACGTCATCTAAAAATGCTCGGGCATAATCATATGCAAAGCCATGCCCCTGTTCGTCAATGATTTCCAATGCCTCATCGCGCAGCACCTGTCCTAAGTCATAAGCGTCTAAGTCATTTTTGCTGGCATAATCTGCTCCGTCAAACATTTCTATTCTCACGCGCCATGTCGCGTAATTTGTCCAGCCGTTATATGTCGTATCGGTCATAATCATTCTCCTGTTGGCGAGGCCTTGCCTCTGGTTAAAAATTAAAGTCGCGGTATGCTCTGCGTCCAGCGTAGGCATTGCCACCCATTTGGAATGTTGGGTTGCCCACCTTCTTCCATTTACGGCGCTCATTGCCTTCTTCATCAGTCCAGCGGCGCAGCGAGATTTTCACTACCTCGCCTTGGGGGTCAGCTTCATAGCTGTAACGCTGGTCACGTTGGTTTTCGCAGTGTGCAGCAAATCCGCCAGCATGGAACCGCAGTTCGTCACGATTAATCAATGTGGCCTCATCACCGCGCAGTGTCATTGTCTTGGCTGTTTTTTTAACAATGGTGTATGCCGCAATGTCAGTCCAAGCCGAAACGCTTACGCCGTCACCAATGTTCAGTTTGCTTATGGCATCTGCATCAGCGTTAATTTCTGCTGTGCGCTCTGCAATCCAAGGTTTATTAGTCATTGTCAGTCTCCTTAATGGCGGGGCGTGGCCCCTTGCTTCAATACAACTGCTCTAGGCGCAGAAAATTTTGTTGTAAACGTCTTTGTGCAATTATTTTTAATTTTTTTGAAGTTTAGCGATTGCAATGGCTTCCAGCGCCCATTTCTCTGGTGCGCCTTTGTATTTACCTTTAGACCAGTTTTGACGTATCTCATCAATCGTCAGTTTGCCAGATTGAAACCTAATAAGGTCGCACATTAAATTGGTCGCTGCGCTACTGTCAACCTTGACCAATTTGCAGGTTCTTTCTCAAGTCTTCCAATTCTTTTGCTGTCACATATTCCTGCGGCGGCGTGTATTCGCGGTAGTGTATCATTAAAAGATGCTTGGCGCGATTTACCCTGCGTCTGCGCTCATACCCTTCTTCTTGCACCACGGTGTCAATTTCGGCTGGCGTTGGCATAAACTTGCAAGTCCGTAAAAGCTTAAGGAACCCGCTCCGCAAATCGACTAGTGGATAAATGCGGAGGGTCAACCAGTATAGCTCCAGCCGCTCCGCTTCTTCATCAACGCTGCGCTTTTGATTAGCAGTGGCAAGAGATAGCTTGGCAATCATTACCTCAACCTGCTCACGCTCTGGCATTGGTGGTCTGGCAGCATTTATGTATTGCTGCAATATCTCCGCTGACTTAGGCCCAATCGTCGGCAAGTCGCCGCTCAACAACAGTTCGTCTAGCTTGGCTGGCAATGACGGCTCTAACCATTGCGTTGGCTGGCTCTGCGTTGCTTGCACTATTTCCTGCATTTTGCGTTCCTTTCGGCTCGTAAATATCAAGCCAGCCGTTGATTGTCGAACGGTCTAGCAATTCGTTAATGTCATGTCCCGCCAAGTGCAAAGCCTCTAGCTTCTTGTAGGCTCTGGCTTTTGCCCTGTCAGTTAGTGGACGCTTGCGCTGCTTACGCATCTCCACCCAACCCTTCCAAGCATCTATTGGCAACCAAACTGGGTAACCCTCAATAATAACAACTGGTTTATCATCTGTGTTTATATCTGGTATAGGTTCGCCTTTGAGGGCAACTTCATTTGCCCCAGAGGGCAAGTCGGTTTTTCCTAAAGGGCAAGTGGGCGCATACCACTTTGTGCGGTCATAAGCAGACTTGTTATAAGAGCCGCTAACAATCAAACCGTCATCTTCAAGCTTGGTCAACGCCGTTCTTATTTGCTTAATTGTTAGATATGGAAACAGGTCAGCAAATGCTGCAATTGAATTATATGTCCAAACATAACCATCGTGGCTGTGCTTGTCGTTGGCAGCGTTGCGCTCTGCCCACCATAAAATATTTTGATATATGGTGGCAGCATTTAATCCAACTTGCTTTGCAATCAATGGGTCAAAGCTGTGGCGGCTCATATCAATGAACCTTGCGTTCTATAACATTTGAGCGTATCAATCATTTTAGGTATTCTCCTTACCAAACAAACTGGGTGGTTTCGGCCACCCTTTTTTTATTGCACTGCCTTGTGGCAATGTAAACAGTCTTTAGCAATCATCTTGTTTCGCGCAACTGGTGGTCGGGAAATAGCGCAATAAATACGGCACGGCGCAGCGGCCAATCCCGCACAATCACGCCCTTTACATCTTCCGTAACTTTGATACCTAATGCGGTATCAATATATTCAAAGTCGGATTTGTAGCCAACCCTTCGACCATTAGCGTGCTTTAGCTGCTTGCCGTTGATGACGAACCAATATT